ACCACCGATGATGAAGTTCGTGCCGTCAAAGTCCATCGTGACATCTGTACCGGTGCCGAATTGAATCTGTTCGTTGTCAAGCAGGACTACAGGGATGGGGGTGGTGATCGTGATCGTCTTTGTTGCACCTGCACCTGAGGCTACGACACCAGAACCAACAAAGTTTAGCGTGCCCCCCAGGTTTGCAAGAGGTACACCTTCATCCTCCACGAAGACACCTGCAATGGTTGCGATGGGCGTCTTACGCATTGCACCCGCATCGTCGTCGTAGAAAGCGATGGTGTCTGCAACCACATCGACAGTCAGCTCGGTCGTCAAGTTGTCAGTGTCCAGCACAAGAGGTCGGTTAGCAGTGAGATCACCACCACCACTCAGGCCAGAGAGTGCAGCTGTCTGAATTTCAATTGCACTCGCCGCTGCTCCGAGATTTAAAAGGGCATTCGGCGCAGTTGTCGCACTAGTACCACCTTGTGCAATGAGAACCGGAAGAGCAATCGCTGCAGTGTTAACCGCATTGATAACGTCAACCGCATCGCAATAAAAGATGACAGTGTCACCTTGATTCACAGTCGGGGGACCTACTTGAGCAGCCGTCGAAATGGCGAGGGTGAATGCGCCAGTTGTTTGGTTGTCTACCCAATACTGCTGGGTGGTATTTGGCACGACAATGCGCCGATTGCCTGTCAGGGCACCCGTAAAGCGGTAAGCGATACGGTTCAGGTTTGCACCTGAAAGAACGAAGTCACCAGAACCTGGGACTGGAAGCGACACAAAGTCGAATGCAATCGTCGAGGCTACGGTGAGTCCGATGGTGAAAAAGTTAACCCCATCCGTGAAGATGAATGTGCTGCCACCGGGGTCCAGGTTGATGTCTGCAGCGCCATCAATGAGGCCTGCAGGTGGAACGATATTCAGTGTTCCGGAACCAGAGTTCCGAAGCATGAAGAACCAATCGTTACCGACAGCACCTGCACCGGGGAGGTTGCAAGTACCGGCACCAGCAGTGTAGATCTGACACGACGCTCGATCACCATCAACGATAGTGAAAGGAGTAGCAGCCTGCACGTCAGAATCGATTTTCTGGTTAAGCAGAACACCGATTGCTTTGATACCAGCACCAGCCAGAGCTGACGCAGATGCAACTGCTACCGATGCACCCAACTGGAACGTAGACCACGTGCCTGCGTCCGTGGTGTTGTCGGTCAGACTAAGAACCCACTGCTCACCGGGCTGCACCGTTTGAATCGTGCCACCAGTAATGTCACGCACGAGATAGGCATTCGCACCCACGTTGTTGAACGTGACTTTGTTACCTGTCGATGCGATCTGTGCATCAGGCATGTCGATGGTGAGCCCAACAGCCGTGGCATCGACATCAATGATATCGGCAACGACGTTCTGCCCTGTGATTTGCTGTTCGGTCGGCCACTGCAACGCGACATCAACTGCTGTCTGCAACATGAGGTAGCTAACTCGGGACGGAAAGATTAAGTTCCCGCCAAAGACGTCGGTATATGACATCAGACGTTCTCCCTCGTTACGTTTCTATCAATGATGCGCTGCAGATCCTGCTGCTGCAGAGTCTCCAAGTCCCTGTCGTAGATTGCCTGCCACGTCGGGATGCGTTCATCGTTCTTTAAAAATGGAGTTGCCTGCAACAGCGCACCATGAAGAAGGGCGTTCGGGGCAAAGTCCGTCGTCCAGTTCGTTTGATTTACTGCGTCTAACAGAGCAGGCAACTCCCAATAGTTAACCTCGAATGGGTAAGCAAAATCTGCTGAAGGTCCTATCAACCAGTTGTAATAATCGTAGTCCGCGTAAAACTTAGGCTGTGCAGTCAGGTCCTCATCAGGCCAATAGCGCCGGATGTATTCGTAAGAGCGAGCGAACAAAGGCGTGCGTACCTGTGTCACTCCCACACCGAAGTTGATCGATATTGTTTTGCGCCATCGATCAGGCTTCGGTATGACTGACTGCCCAATTGCCATGGTGTCCGTGACATTCTGAACGAAACCGAGGATCTTTAACTCGTTCGCCAGTTGTCGCTCAGCAAGATTGATCAAGCTGGGCAGCTGCTCGAACACAGTAGTGTCCACAACCGTGCCTCGCTCCAAGTACGCACGGAGATCTTTAAGAAGCGAGTTGTATGTCATCGAGACAGCCATGGCTTATTCCTTACTGAGGAGGTTCTACAACCGGATCATCGTCATCCGGCAATGTGTCAACCGCAGGTGTTGGTTCCGGCTCGGGAGTCGGTTCTGGTTCTGGCTCTGGTTCTGGTGTTGGCTCGGGCTCTGGCTCGGGAGTGGGCTCTGGTTCTTCTTCCGCCAGTAGCTCATCCTTCGCAGCCTGCAAACGTGCATGCGCGTCGTCCGATCTACCTCGCAAGATGTCCCACTCATCCGGTGTCGGTTCACGACCCTGCTTCGCCATCGCTTCGATGGTTTCAGTAAATTCTTTCAGGTCGTCGTACGCATCATCACCCTGTTCGAGCAGAGTGCCCAGAATGCCCAGCAACTCGGACGCTTGATCGAGGCGCACGCTACTGCCACCTCCCAGTGCGGGGTTAGCCATCACTGTTCGTAGTCCGCTGACTGCCAGCAAAATCATTTCAACAATACCCATGTTATTCCGTCTCCTTTATTGTTCTCAGGAGTTCGCTCACTAACGGTGCGAGTCGAGTGACCCAATCATCTAACCTAGTAGAGGCAGTGATCAGTTTGTCTTGACTCGTGTTGCCAGCTTGGAACTCAGCTTTGACCCGGATGAATTCCACGTACGCTTCAAGGAGACTATCGGCCACCGGTTTGGCCCTCTCCTCTGCTTTTACGATTGCCAGCTTTGCGTTGCGTGGAATAGTAGGTTGCTCGACCAAGTCCGCTGCCTTCTCCTGGAAGATGACAAACGTACCGTAAGCAGCGTATGCACGTTGCTCACTGGTTTCTGCAGCCTTGATAGGGTTCGCTGACTGACACCCAGCCAGCGCCGTTAGGCACAGGATCAACCATGCCACTCGGAAATCTAATTGCCGTTTCATAAAACTCCGCCTCCATCACCGCTTCCGGTGATCTTATTAACAAGTCGGCGCGTTGAGATCGCTTGATAGTCTTTCAAAAAGCTCACCAATGAACCAACCCCCAGAACGATCCACGGAATCTGACCGATGTCTGAGATGGACTCCACGCCTTCCGTCTGTAGCAACGCAAGCATGCCCGTGAAGAATAAAATCAACGCTGCAATGACAGCACCTACGAGAGTATTAAGATTCATGTGCCTTTCTCCAATTAGAAATGTACTCTTCCGTCGTTCCACGCCCAAGATCGGTGTTGTAATGATCCTTCCAATACTGAGCCTGTCCCTTCAGATCACCGGCTTGCGGTAACGGAAATCTGACACGTCTGTAGTGGACTCGGCACATAGCAACCGAGTACCTCAAGTTCCAAATCATCTCACGTGAATCTTCTCCCCCGATTCTCAAGACTGCTTCTGCAAGCCCGTCCCGATAAGTCAAGTAGTTGTTCCAGATGTCGTCGTGAGTGTTCGGTTCCATCTGACAAACGCCAAGCGCAGGACCTGTGCCCAGTTGCTTGATGTAAGTCAAACGCGATTCTTGAATAGCCGTGCCCAACACCAGCTCACTAGCTGCTGCTGAAAACATTCCCAGCTCCTCAAGAGTCGGTTCGATAATCAGATCGATAAATTGTTCGCGATCAATCACTCTTCTTCGTCCTTCAGTTCTTCTTTTGCATCCTGCAGCGCCTCCAGCTCGATCTCCAGATCGGCTAGGTACTCTGCGTCATCTTCTGTCCAGTCCGTAGCTGCTCGCTGTCGGAACTTCAACGCTGCAATCTCTTTACGCAACGAGTTGATGTCTCGTGTCAGGAGCACCGAGAACGCAGACTTGATCGGTTGTGCCTGCTGTTGTGCGATGTCCTTGAAGTCATCAGCCAAGGCCTCAGAGAGAAGAGGCTTGCCGACGTACCACAGAACGGGAATTACGACCGCAAGAGTCGTGACGGTACTAAAAATTGTACTGACTGAAATTTCTCTTGCGGCCATAACCTTATCCCTTATGCAGGATCGTCTGCGGGGGCTTCAGCGTTTCCGCTTGCGCTTGCGTCGTCGTTTGCCCCATCGCTTGGGTTTTCCACGGGAGCAATTGCCGGAGCTGGCGCGTTTCCCAAATTATTTTCCGGCTGTGGCTGTGCGAGCACGACTTCACCGTTCGCTATCGCCTGCAACATGCCATCCAGGATTCCGAGTGCGCCAGATTTTGCAACGCTCAACGGGACGGGTAGATCTTCAACCTGCAACAGCTTTACACCTGCCGCTGCAGCCATCTGAACTTGTTGTGCTGATACTTCTTGCTTTGCCATTCTTCTTCTCCTTGGTTAGGGCTTTCGCCCACGTAAACTTACGGTGTTGATTCTGCGTTTAGTGTAGCAGTGGCTGTGTCGATATCCGCACCACCTCCTGCGGGTCGAATATGTATTACTCCAGTAGCTATAAATGTTCCTGCGCCCGTCTCCTCCGCGCCCCACACAATAGTTCCTCCCCCATTAACCCAAGACGGGCTGATTGGATCACTCGGACCCCAGTTTGGATTGTTCCCTGTCGTAACCCACTGGAAGTCGTAGTCGTTCGCATCGAATCCTGAGCCAGTCACCCATGAGCCGATCACACCGTCTGCGCCATTCAGACGTTGAGCCCAAACATCTCCATTAGCACGAATCTGAATCTCCGCTCGCGCATCACCTGGAAAAAACCCAATGTCGAATATACTGTACGAAGCTTGGTTGAACCCAACCGCGAACGAGGCTTTCTGCGCCATTGCTTGATACATTTGCTGAAGTGACATTAGCTCAGCCCCGCTCCTGCAATCTTCCAAGTAGTAGCACCAACTTTCTGAGCGACAGCATGTCCACCAGCAGCCAGCGTTCGTGTACCGGTCGAGTTGTCATCTGCGAAGATCAACGTATCCGTTGTGATTGCGATGCTGATGCTGACCGAACCACTATTGTCCCAAGCTAGGAACGTTCCTATCTGGTATGGGACCGAACCGTTCGCAGGTATCGTCATTGTCTGGGCTGCAGTGCCACCCGTGAAACCTACCGTCTTGCCCTTGTCCGTCAGGATACCTACGCGACTGGCGACAACCGAAATGATCTCAGAGATCGATGGATCCAACAGTTGGTTAACGTCAGTGTCATCTCGGAACTCTGGACGACAAGGGGATGCCGACCGAACCCAGTACTGTCCGTAACCAGCGTTATTAACTCCGGGTGCTGCCGACTCTTCCAATTGAATGGAGAGTGCGTCCATCGTTACCTTCTCCGTCCCTCCTGTACCTGCGACAAGAGACACTTGACCATTTGGATTTGAAAGAAGAAGTATTCCAAGAACGTCACCGACAGTGCTCAGAACAGTTCCAACCTGATCAGTGAAATTTAGACTTACATTCGCAGCAGATCCTGTCGAGTTGCCGTCACGCAGATCCAAGCACGCTCCACCGAGACCGTTGTTGATACGGAGTGTGGTTCCTGTGTAGAAGAGATGAGGTTGACCAGCGAGTGTCGCTCCGGTGCTATCCCAGACAGCTACTTCACCAGAAGCAGGGGTTGGAGTTGCTACGATTCCACCAGAAGCACTCAGGTCGATATCAACGCCAGTGTCGGTTGTGAACATCGGAGTGTTCGGTGCATCGTTGCGCACCCAGAACTGACCGCGAGCAGTAATGTCTCCTGCTGCCGCTGCCTTTTCAGTCATGTACATCGAGCCTTGCGGAAGCCAGATGCCTCCCGTTATTGTCTCCATGACATTCAGTGACGATGCACCGTGTTGCAGCCTTACTGCAACGCCAAACTCGATTTCGATGTTGGCACTATTGAGTCCGCCGATGATCGTATCGGAGCCTGACGTACCCGCACCGTTGATGTTGACGAACAGAGTCGAGTTGTAGCTGAATGCGCTGGGCTTCGTCTGAATGTTCTGTCTCGCAAACTGCGTCATGCCCTGAGTACCTATCAGGTTCGCGCCAATATTGATCGGGACGTTGAGGTACGGAGTGCCGAGAGATGCCACAGATAAGGAACTGGTCAGGTTGATCGAACCAATGATCAATGGATCCGGGACTGCTCCTGCCGGAGGGACAGAGTACGCGCCAGTCTCGTCAAGGTAATTAGTAGCTGCTCCCGCTGTTGTAAGCGTAACCCCATCGACGCTGACACCTGTGATCGCGGCATCAAGATTAATAGTAGGGTTGACTGGATCCCCAGCGTTGACACTGATGTTCGTACCACCAATGACAGAATCAACTTGACCACCACCCGATGGAGGGACTGAGTAAGCACCCGTCTCGTCGAGATAGTTAGTTGCGACACCTCCCGAGGTAAGTACAACTCCGTTCGTCGGAGAATTGTAAGCACCCGTCTCATTGAGGTAGTCGGTAGCAAGCCCTCCGGTATTGAGAACTACACCATTGACCGTCATGCCTGTGATTGCAGCAGGCATATTGACGATGGGGTTTATAGGATCCGTAGCATCGACGTCGATGTTCAAACCACCGACGACTGAGTCCACTTGTCCACTTCCTGACGGCACAGAGTAGACACCCGTCTCATTAAGAAAGGCAGTTGCCGCTCCCCCATCGTTCAGAGTTACACCGTTGACACTCAATCCTGCGATTGCCACCGGCATGTTGACGATTGGGTTGAGTGGGTCCGTGTTATCGACGTTAATGTTCACGCCTGAGTTGACAGAGATAACGCTGCCGCCAATGCCCAAGTCAGACGCTGAAACTTTTCGGCTTACTTGTAGGCCACCCTCAACTGCCTGCGACTCGAAGAACGTTGTTGCTGGATCAAGCGGCAAAGTAATCGGTGCCATGTCGGAGATTGTGAAGTTACTCATTAGGGCAAGTCCTCATTGAATAGCACTGTCGCGCCTTCGAACACGCGAAGGTCTCCACCAGCTGTCACGCGTGGATTGCCTCCAACTGTTGCACGCACACCAGCCAACTGCGTCGTGTTAGGGATAGGTCCTCCCGGAGTCAGATCCTGGTCGGGACGATAGAAAGGTAACGTGATGCGATCCGGTTGACGAGGTGGCAGACGATACGGATCGTACTCATCCAAATCATCGATGCACACTTTCAGCCCCGGACTATTCGGGTCCGAGTACAACTCGCTCAAGAACATTTTCTTCTGGCACCGGGCACAGACGCCCAGTCCGAAGGTTGATTGTCCTGTTGGGTTTAAGAAAATCGGCATAGTTATCTCGTGTACGGTGCAATCGCAGGACGCAAGTAAGCTTCCGACTCATCGGTCTCACCAGTCCACGCGTCACTCAAATACTTTTCAGCATCGAGGTCGAGTCGAGGAATGATTACCTCCTCAACTTCTTTCAATTCTCTGCCCAGCTCTGCAGCTAGGTTGCATACGATAGCCAAGTACCACCTATCCGGCACTTCCAGTTCATCTGACATAGCACCAACATCCTGCAACTGTCGTTGCACGAAGCCAGTAACTTGAGAGAACGTAAACTGGAACTGCGGGCTCGGCCACAACTCCATCTGAGGTTGGGTACGCTGCTTGTCGTACCAAAACTGTGTTGGCCTGCCAGTGCTCACCTTGTCTGGCAGGTTTGCGTAGTCATTACGGTTGAGCTTGTACATCGGGATCTCGCTCGGAGTGTCCTGATACACCAGCTCCAGCACGTTAAGAATCGTCGCGCCCGTTGCACGCAATCGATAGTACTGGTACGCCGTCACGCCTTGCACATCTGCCCAGAGCCATTCGCCTGCAGTTACTTCCTGATCAACCTGCGTGATCAACGGAATCGACGTCACGAAGTTATCGTTCGACGCCTCGATGACGTAGCTCCACAAACCTGTAGCGTTGGGCAAGATCCCAAACGTAGATGCTGCCGCAGGAGACGGCAACGTCATCGTGATTGTGCCTAGCGGTACAGTCTGGATACATGCTGTCGATACATTGCCATCGAACGCGTTGTCTGCATTGCCTTCACTAGCACTCGCGGTACCCGTGATTCGTTGCAGCGTACGCAAATTCATGGTGAAGGTGTCCACCGTGCCCACGGGGAGTGGGAGAGTTTGCTCGCGTTCGTAAAGAGGCAGGATAACAGGGACCACGTTCCAGAGTTTGATGCCCTTGTTAACCAGCGTCTGCGTGAACAGCCACAGCAAGTCGAGCGCAATCTCCAGGTGCTCCCCAGTGATCTGCTGCTCAACCATTTTGCACCGACGAAAAGCATGATCAATGATCTGCTGATTCGTGAAGATCGTGCTTCCAACTGTTCCTGACGTAGGCATCTATCTTCCTCCGCGTACCCGACTGCCCCGACCACCGCGAGGACGCTGATTGTGACCGCGAGGGTGAGGAGTCTTGATGTGCTTATCCATGACGTCCTCCGCCACTCGCGTTGCTATTTTTTTACGCTGCCACCTCGGGCTTTATTTACTGTGCCCCCGCAAGCTTTCACGTTTTTCGGCATGCCCTTCTTCGAAGCAGCGGTGCCTGCCTTCTCAGGCTTCTTCAGCACAGTCTTCTTACGCAACGCCTGCTTGGCTTTTTTGAGAGCTGCATCAGCCAGTGCACCACCACCACTTGAAGCAACTCCACGAATGGAATGCACCTTGCCACCCTTCTTGTAACCGGCCTTCATACGCTTGGTGCCACCGGCCTCAATCTCGGCTTGGTTGCAACCCTTACGTGCAGGCATGTTGCCGTGGTCCATGGTGGCTTGTGGACCACGCGCTGTAGGCATGCCCATCTTCTTGACCTGACCACCACGCTTGAAGCCCAACGTCATGCCGTCGTCGTAAAGCTTGCTGTGCATGTCACGACCGTCACGCATTGTCGTGCCACCCTTCGCTTTCTTCACAGGCGCTTTCTTAACTGCACCACCGCGCATGTAGCCTTTCACTTCGTTCCGACCGGCGGAACCAGAAAAGCCTTGTGCAGATGGGAAGGAAAAATCCTTCACGTAAGTCAGTCCTGCAGGTGTAGTTACTTTACTCATGACTCTGGATCTCCTATAAATTTATAAGCTGTCGGGGTCACCCGTGATGTCTCTGATTTCTGATCGTACCTGTTCTTTCCGTAGTCGCAGAGCATCGACTCCAATATCAAGTGCGTCCTTTACTTGTTTCGTCTGACCCGGCTTGAAGCCCTGCATAGTAACTATGCTGGTATTAACCTCGTCACGTTCGATACGCAAGTCCATCAGGTTTATATCTTCTCGAACCTGTGGGGTAGTAGGCAACAAGGTGATGGACGCTTCCAGACCGGCAAACACATCCATAGCCAATGGCTTTCCGTCACTGATGATGTTGGATCGGAAGTTGGCCCACGTTGGATTGTTGATGATGTCCAGTCGTTCATAGTCACCGACCAACTCCGTGACCCACGCATCCGCATCAGCATTGTTGAGGGTGGTAACGAGTGCTTGGATAGCATTCTCGAATCCATTCTTGCTGATGGTATTGTCTGCGATTACCGCATCGACACCAGCTTCATAAGCGTCATTAAGAGTTGTCATACCACCACCGCTAGTTCTGAGTTTGCAATCCCGGTTACGACTCTCCAATCAATCGATGCCGGATCAATCGCTCCCGCTGTCGGGTTGAATAACGTGAAGCGTATTACATTTGTCACCGGCACGAAAACTTGAATGACCAGATCGTCCAGACTGGTCGCGTCCGTGATCGGTGCGAAAGAGATCACTTCTGTTCCTTGAGCAGCCGTAACAGCCACGTCAAAGAATACACTTCCGTTCGACGGGACGGACGGGAAGTCAATCGTCGTCTCGAAGACCTGAATGTTCTGGAAGACTGTGTCGAATCTACGCACCTGTACCCTCCAGCATTCTCCAGCGTGCCGTGCCGGTGTCATCGTACCAGAGCCAGACGCACTCGTTAGGTCCAAGGACGTAGCCTACGCCTGTCGAGGTAATGATGCGATTCGCTGCCAGACTGAGCACGTCCTGGTTGGTGATCGTGATGGCAAACGCGCCTGTGTTGTAAAGGCAGATACGATCACCGGTTTGGGCAAAGCCAAACGACGAATCGATACCCGTCAGATTAACCGCGAGGCTAGCCGAAAGGAGGTTCATCGTGCGCCCAGCGTTGTTAGGCCCAAGCTGAAGATCATTTTGGTTAGCACCGAAGATAGCCTCGGTCTGACTGCCGTTGTTCATTGCTCCGTCGATACGTGCACGACCAAGAACACGCAGCGCTTGTGTGCGCGTAGCACCAAACGAGGGCATTGCCTGCACGAACAGATTCGAGATGTCTTGAATCGTGCCACCGTTCAGTAGGACCGCTGGCGAGTTGATCTTGAACGCTTGTAGGTCAGAGACAGCTTGACCATTGACGTCTATGCTGCCGCTTGCAGTCCACAGTACGTCTGAGTACTCGCCACCAATCTGTACCTGTCGCAAGTTAGGACCAGCGAACATGACGAACCAGTTATTCGAGTTCGGTACTGGATCAATGACACCAAATGAAACTGCGTTGACGTTGAAGCCGAGACCGATGTCCTGTGTCCCAAGATTACTTTGTTGGAAGGTCCAAGTGTCTGTAGCTGCGGGTCGTAGGAATAGCGGGTTGCTACCAATGTTTCCGATGGTTGACCAGATCATTGCAGCTTGTGATGTGAACCAGCCATTCCAGATATCAGCTATAGCAATCGAGCCACCATACTTGACGTAGGTGTTGTCATCGAGGTGAATATCACCTGCACCGAATTCAGACTCTGCCGTGCTGTTGTTCAGCAGGAAGAAGTTGGATGCGTTAGCGACCAGCGCTGACCGAACAACTGCTCGAACACCCGTGACAGGGATGTTGATGTTGTTCATGTCGAGGCCGATGTAATTCGCAGCGCGCTCAGTACCAAGAGACTGTCCGAAGAGAGCCTGTGCAGGATTGAGCATTTGAACGCCACGGATGGTTCCGAAGTCAGCGATGGCTGCTGCGTTGTTCGTATTCCACAGAGGGCCGACTGAGAGACCAGTGACGTTGCTGATCGTTAGATTGTCGCCAGCATTCCGCACCCGGATAATCGGAGCGAAACTCAACGCCCGATAGTTCGTGACTGATATTGCGCCAGCACCTTGAATGTCATATGCGCATTGGGCTGCATAGACGAAGGTCTGAGCCGGAGCGATGCCAGGAGTGAGCGATCTGTAAGTCTGACGAGCAAAGAATAGGGTTGTAACTGAGAATCCTGGATTCACAGTCCATGTAAGAATGGAGTTGTCATCCAATGCCGACATGATGAACAGAGCATTATTGACAGTGATGGTGTTCGCTAAGAAGATGCTCGCTGATACCAGACCACCTGACGCCGGAATGGTATTCGCAAATCGAATGCCACCTGCTGTGATTGCATCAGTCGTCCAATCCCAATCGATGTCCACGCCGCCATGAATCTCAACACGTCCACGGTTAGCAGCCTGAGATCCCTGAAGGGGAAGTATTCCACCTGCGGCGACACTTCCGTACACAAATTGATCAGAGCCCAAGAGCAGAGCTAAGTTAGCAATGTTCGAGCCATCAGGAACCGTGAAGAACGCCAACTCAGCCGGAGATGATGTCGAACTGATGGTTCCCGTGGGAGCCATGCGAGCATCAATCACCGCGCCGAAGTCGTAGCCGGAAGCGCCAGTCCATGCCGTGAAGATGATGGACCCGATAGTCTGACCAAGAGTGACCGCAGTGTGAGCCGATGTATTGTCGTTGGACAGAGCGAACGTCATGATCGGTGGCGCTACTGTCGAATGTCTGTGAAGGATCATCGTGGCGTCAAGAACACCACCGATGTCATTGACCTTCATGTGAGCATTGTAGTTCGCACCATTGACAAGGATGCCACCTTGCTCAGTACCCGGAGGACCGAACCCGACGTTCTGAGTGAGCATCATCGGAACCGTAAGGTCACCCATGACGACAGTGTCAACATCGAAGTTGGAACCGTCATCTTGGTAGAGAGTGTTGGCTGCTACTACGCCGGGATTGACGGCTTGAGATACGAACTCAAGCCAATCGGTTGAGGCAGGTCCACCTCCACCGGGAATCGTTATCGTTTTGGTTGTGCCTGCACCTGAAGCGGTGACACCTGCGCCAACGAAGTCAAGGGTGTCGGCTGGAACACCAACCGGGGCACCCTCGTCCTCGACAATGATGGTGCTTGCACCACCTCCACCAGGAAGCCAATCGTAGTCATAGTTATCGGCAGTGATCTTGGTAAGAACTGTACCAGGAGCACCATCGTCAGGAATTTGTATCGCTACAATTCCTGAGAAACCCAGACCTGATTGCGCAGTCATGAGCTACCTCAGACTACGGTGTTGATCAACTCGCGCACCTTCACGAGTTGCTCTTCTTTCCCTTTAAGCTCTTCTGCTCTCGCGTCGAGTGCATCAGCTTTCTGCTGGAGTGTTTCAGACATGCCGTTGAGCTGACTAACCTTCTCAGCGACTTCTCTCTTAGTTGATTCCACGGCAGCCATAGCGGCTTCTGCCTCATCCGCTAATTTTTTTGCGCCAGCAATCGTGTTATCAGCCTGTTCACGAGCTGCATCTGATTCTTCCTTGGCTCTTTCACGCAGGAAGACAGCATCGCTGTTGGCTTTGTCCAGGATTTCATTGGCATCATCACGCGCACCAGCCAGCGTGACTTCTGCCAGCTCTTTCAAGCCATCGATCTCTGAACGTATTTGAAGGATCTCACCAGCGGGACCAGCGAGGTTGATCTGCTCACGTGCGGATTCCTCCGCAGCCTTCAGTTGGTCGATCTTGTTCTGAAGACGCGTTGGATCCGCGAGCAGTTCCAAGGCAGCAAAAGATGAGTCGCCTTGGCCTCCGGCAATACCGGCTCCTGCATTACTCATGATGTTGCTCCTGCTTGGATCAGGTTAAGGACTGCCGACCCGGCACCTGCTGTCTGGTTCAAACGAACACCAGTAGGAGGGAACGCATAGTTACCGTCTGCATCAATGAGCAGACCGGCTAAGGTCGGGTGAGGGAACCAGACTGCTGTCGCTGGGTTGAACGTCTCGGCGAACACGTCGTCAAACGTGTGCTCAACCGTGTACGTCGCTACTCCCGTTACATCAACACCCAACCCGATGTTAGTCGGGTTCAGGTATTGATCAATCGGGATCACTGGCGAAACACTGACTCCTGATGTCGATACTCGTACTGGTCTCATGACGCTTCTCCTCTAGTGGGTTTTACCGTCCACCACCAAAGGCGAGCATGTCAACGTCGAACGTTGTCGCTCCACCAGCACCCTCGACCATTGTGAGAGTGGCGTTGAGTCCAACTGCGGGAATGTTTGCCGCATTCGGAATGAACGATCCACCACCACCGGGGAACTGTGCGGCGGCAACGATGCCGTCCCAGAACAATGCGATGTCGATCATGCCTGTCGGACCTGCAGCGAGAGTACCAACCAGCTGCGATTCTTGTGCAGCACCGTTGTTCTCAATGATCAGGTTAACGTCACCAGATCCCGCAACAGAGACAAGGTACAAACCATCTGCCGGAGCAAGAGCGGAAGCACCCGGAACAAAGCCGAGAATGAACGCGTTCGCAACTGGGTCAGCAATGTCGAGCCTTGCCGTGATCCACGATGCAATACCAGCCGAGACCAGTACACCGTCAACGTGCGATGTCGCACCGTTACCTTCGAGAGCACTACCCTGCGTAGCAACGCCAGGAGTTGTGAACCGAACGACGCCGTTTGCATTCGCCAGAACAGAAGCTACTGCAGCGCCGCCAATGGCAACGTTCGAATAGTGAGTAAGGTAGTTCTCGCCACCGCTGAAATCTTCAATGGCTATAGAACCGTTGTTCGGCAGGGGTGAGCCCACGCCTCTGAGGACAGAGCCGTCGCCTGACGTACCGATACCGTTTGGAAATTGTGTTACTTCGATGTTCAACATTATCTTTCTCCGAGTGAGACGTCGCTGCGCCTCGGGTGAAAAGGAAGGAGGGGGTCACTGCCCCCTCCCTCGCTACAGATCTTAGAGACCTGGGGTTCCGAACACCGCACGCGGATCCGTCCAGCCCGGAATGTAACGCTCCGTGGACTTGTACCGCATGGAATCCGTTTCGAAGTCGCCTTCCATTGACTTCTCAAGCCCGCGACGTTTCATCATCGCCAAACCACGGGATGCGTCCGTCTGGACCCACCATGCAGTAGTCGATGTGATTCGCGACAGGTTCGCCTGACCTTGAGACAAGAGCCCCATAGACAGGATCGGATTGATGTCGTTGTTTGCCGTACCGGCTCGAAGGACGCTCTTCAACAGAACTTCTGCTTGGAACACCTGACTCGGACCAGTGACAATCTTCAGCGGAGTCAACCGGATCCGCTTACCGTTATTGTCCACGGCATTACGAATCTGAATGAGCATCTGCTCAAGTGACGTTTGCGACAGAGCCGCAGCAGTCGTCAGAAGGTTCGAGAACACACCACCAGCTGCACCACCGGGTGCAATCGGATGGTTAGTCGCGTTCAGAGCTACTCCGTCACCACCGACGAACGCGCCATTAAATGCACGGTTCAAGATGTTGGCACAGAGTGTTTCCTTCGTTTCGATCATCGACTGAGCGAGATGCTCAGAGTAGATCCGACCGATACGAATGTGGTCGCCGTCTTCGACCAAGACTTTGGTAAGCGCGAACGCCAGACCGAAGACCTTGTAGACGTAACGCTGAATGAACAGCACGCCGCCTGCGTCGAATGTCACCGGGGTGCCGTCAGGCATTTCCGGTGCAGCATTGAAACCGAACAGGACCGGCTCTTCATGGTACGAACGGGGGGTACCCGTACGCTCGGTGAAGACGCCTTTCCATTCATCGGCACGTTGTTTGTAGATTCCGTCAAAAGTCTCGTTAAGGATCGGCTCAACGATTGATCGGAAGTCGGTACTTCTCATTGGGACTGCCATGAGTGTGACTCCAGGTAATGACTACTCGAACTTCATTACCAATCAGGGATCAGATAGCGGCTCGAACAGCCGTGTACTGATGATCAGAGAGCTGGACCTGAACGATGGTGAACGCGTCACCAAAGATATTATCAGGGGCGGGATTTACACCGATGACGCGGCAGTCTGTACCAGCGCCACCAGCCGTATCGAGCGACACGTTCGAAAGACCGGTCACAGCGTTGCCGCCGAGAGCCGAGAAGTCGAATTGTGCGCCAACACTAGCCAGAGCTACTGATCCATTGGCCTGGATCTCATAGATCATTGTCTGATCTTCGGTGTAGTAGGCAACAATTTCTGTCCCTACCGTGTTCGCTTCCCAGCGATTGCTAACGCGACGACGCCCGTCAACACCGGTCCACTCGACACCCATAAAGGAGCCGATGATCGGGTTGCCTGGAGCTACGGTACCGAGGGCACCGCTCGCCAGAATAGCAACTGGAGAGAATTGAAAGATATCCGTGGGGTGACCGGAGACAATCGTAGACTGGAGTTGTCGAATAACTCCAGAAGGATGGAACGCCGGTTTTAACCCGAACGGAGAGGCAACATTACTCATGAGGAATTACTCCGTGAAAGATTAATAGTCTTCCGAAGATTCCCCAGTTTGCAGCGCAAACGGAGGAGGCTTCGGTGCCACTCCCAATGCTGCTGTGCCGTCCTCAAGTTCGAGACTAACCACACCGCGCTTTGATGCTGCGGTCATTTCGGCTTCCATCTCACGGAGTTGGCTGCTGAGCTTTTCTTCCTCGCTAAGAGGTTGCTCGTGGTGATTGATGCTCATGTACTGTTCGTACAACTGGAGAGGAAGCTTGAAAGCAATCATCTCGTTAACACCAATGCAGCCTTCCCACTCGCCCGTTTTCAGTTGCGCATGTTCCCAGCCAGGAATGTCCGAGGCCTTGATCGGCTCGTAGCCCAGTCGGATGCGTGAATGAATCGGATCGCGTGGATTTTCCGTGGTCAGCCAACAAACATGGTAACCATCGATCTTCGGAATATCTGGCAATGCAGATTGAAAATACTGTTGGCGAAACTCATCCACTCGTTGATCGTCTGACAGTGCTCTGTCTTGCGTCACATTGCGGTCTTCCATGCGACGGTCGGTTCGCTCTCTCGAATCTTCGGAGTTCAGTCTCGTGTCTGTTCTACGCTTTGCTACCATGATTATGCTCCCCCCGCAGAAGCCTGTTGATCGTAATCGGAATACGACTTCAGGTACTTGTTGCGGAGCACTGGATCATCCCAAACACCAGCCTCGATCATTGCTTCTTTTCGCTCGGGGCTGATATAAACTTCGTTCTTCTTCAATGGACGTTCCCGTCCACCAGTTCTGAACTGAGGTCCCTTGTTACCGGTCTTCTTCTTTCCTGGACCGGCTCCGTTACCTCGCCCACCGGTACGCGAATCAAAGCGTCCCGGTAATGCTTCTGCGGTACGAGTACGCAACTCGTCCCAATACTGTTTCTGCGTCGGGTCAAAGCCTTCCTCGACCAGTGATCGATCAATCGCCAGAACTGTCTGCGAATCCTGATCGCCACCTTGAGGATCCCACCACGAGTTCTCGACCATAAACGACTGGGCGTGAGCTACGTGTCGGGGATCTAACGGACGTTCCTGTTGTGCAGGAGCCTGCCGTTGAGGATTGGATGCCAAGTAATTTTTGGCACCCTCCAACTCACGGAGGTTATCGCGAATAGCATCGCGATGGTTAAGGGCTTCGGCTAGGTTAGCGCCATCGTTGTTGTCAGCTGCTTGCGCAATGACTTGATTCGCTAGCGCGAGATCTGATTTGGCTTTATTGATCGCACCGTCAACATTCGCGATTTCACTGCCGGTGACGCGAGCGTGAGTCTCCTGCTCGAAATGACTGAAGCGTCGCTCCAGCTCTTCATTTCGGCCTTGCAGGAATTTTAGTTCGCGCTCTGTGCGCTCACGAGCCTCTTTTTGGCGTGCACGTCGTGACTTGTTTTCTTTGCGACGACGCTCTCGCTTATCGTCTTCGTCATCGTCCTCACGTCCACCACCAAGGCGAGTCTCTTGATCGTCGCCTTCGTCGTCTTCATCTTCTCCGTCGTCGTCTCCAGCACCTTCGCCTTCGTCTTCGACTTGCCCTTGCTCAGTTTCTTCTTCGTCCGTTACTGCAACGAATTCTTCCTCTTGCTCTTCTTCAGCTGTCTTTGCCTCAGCCATGCGTTATCTCCTTACAGATAAGCGACGACCTCTAACGGGTCGCATGTTATTTGACCAATAAGGTCCAGATCGTTAAACAGAACGAAGCATGCCTTGTCGGCACCTGTCTGTGCACGCACTTCATCAGAAACTTCTACAAACCATGTGTCGCCGCCATACTTCGGCACGCGTACATAGGATCCGGCTTCACACCATTCACCTTCCGGCCAGACATTCAGAGTGTCGCGATTCTTAAAAGCACCGGGACCAAGCGTGATGACTTTAGCAACCTGAGTGTTCCAAAACTCAGTATCCTGGGTATCATGTGGAACAATGATCCCACCCTTCGTGACCTCACGCGGTGACCTCTTCTGAACTAGGATTCGCGAACCAAACGGTACCAAGCCAGGATCGGCTTCCGGAAATGCTTGATCGATTGACGAATAGCCCAGATCGGGTCGTGATTTGCGTATGCTTGTAATCTCAGTCATTCAGGTCCTGTCCTCTTCTTCACCCACTACTTCTTCGAACAGCCGCTCGGCGCGACACAAGCCTTGATAGGTACCGCTCGCTTGACCGTAACCGAACGCTGTTTTGTCGTTCGGTGTCGCCAGCAATGCAATGCACCCGGCTTGCTCCTCCTTCAGCCTTTGCAGAAACTTCTGCAAAATCACAGTTTCGGTGGACATCTTAGCCCCAAAGGTTATGTAAAGTCTAAGCTGGGGTCATGTTTGACGACGGCACCTTGCCACATTTTGGGCCTCCCGTGTCGCCGCTAGACGATACAGAACTTGCCGGAGTGTGACCGGAACCAGCGTCAAAGCCCCCACCCTTCTTGGATGCGTTAACTTTCGGCAACGGTTTGCCGGTTGCTAATGCCTTGTGCTGGTTGATCGCACCAGCTGGATATTTTTTACTCATGATCGTTCTCTCCTGTGGAAATTATGGAGCCCTTGCGGGACAACTAGTCAGTTTTCAATCTGCGTATCGAATCAACCTACCTTAGGTATCCGTGCGAGGCCGGGGGTTCGTAGACCCTGTTCCGGTCTTGATTTTCTGCCGATCAGTAGTTGCCTTGACGCCTGCGATGTCCAATGCTGTAGCGTTATCTTCAGCGTTCATGGCTTCGCGTGAGGATGTTTCCATCACAGTGCGCTCGTCTTCAGCCTGCTCGCGCTTTATCAACTCTTGGAGACGAGCGGCGTGCTCCTGAGCTTTCAGCGCGTCAGCGTTGGCTGCGTCTAAAGCCTTCTGCCTTTCTTCAGCATCAAGCTCCATAAAGGTCATTTCCCGTTCGTGTTCACGCGCTTCACGCTTGTCCACTAAGGTCAACTCAACCCGCTCTCGCTCCCGAGTATCTCTGGCCTGATCAGCCTCACGTTCCTGCTCAATTGCAGCCATTGCATTCGGATCAACAGGCGGCGCAGGTTCTTCTGGTTGCAGCGACTGCATAACTTCTTGCAGCTGCTGAATTACTGGCAACACACCGGCTAAAACTTGATCCACAGCAGGAACAACATCCTGCGATTGCAATGCAAGGTTCTTATCCAGTTCCTTGCGCACTTCAGGGTCACGTAAATTCATCATTTGTTCGAGCGCATCGTCGTCCATACCAGTAGAAGCCTGCAACAAATCCACGTTGTAGGTCACGTAGTAAAACGCGATGTGCTCGATGATGTGACCCATGAGCATCGGGATGAAACGCGGAGCGATGAGCGGATTCATTCCAAGAGCCGCCGATTGCGCGTAATCCAAGTGAACCTGGAGATGCGCTAATTGATCTTGCTCTGGGAATGCGGAGACAGGTCTCCCCATCGTCATCGCTGCGTTTTCATTGACGGCGTTCTGTTCCTGCGGTGTGTCATCTGGAAGCAGTAGCTCGTCGGGGTTGGGAATCTTTGTGCGTTCGAGAATACGTTTCTCGACTGCTTTAACGTTGTAGACCTCAGGCATCTGCGCAGCACGATCAGCAATAACCTGGAGCTGAGCCATGCGCTGTACGTCAGAGAAAATCTCGGGATCTGCAACAGGCAAGATGTCGTGCGGCGGATCAAAATCACTCCGCTTCGCCAACGTCTCACCAACATCGTTCTTCATCTCTTCGTCATCGGCGTACATGCGGTCGATGCGAGTAAGGATCTTGAGTACGTGGTTCATGGCACCGAACAGACGCAAGTGAATTGCGCTGAAGACAGTCATGCCTTCTTCGATCAGTGCGAGTGTCGTGCCAACAGGCATCTGAGTGCTCTGCTCGCCCAACTTCTCGAACGTTGTCTGAACGAGACCTCTGCCCAGTTCGGTGACTACGCCAAGCAGTTCGAGCAGAACATTCGACGGTGGGTTGAACGGTACCGGCATGATGAGCTTGCGAATGTCATCACCGGCAATACCACCCTCGATCTCAGTAACTGCAGCGACCTTGAGTTCTTTACTCTGTCCGCTGAAGTTTGCCCCCTTGAGTCGAATCAAGGTAGGTAGGTTGTTCATGTGAGCCGAATCTAAAAGGGCTCGGAGCGCACCAGTCGCGGCACCCGAGAGGCTACCTATCATCTGGCCGAGACCTATAGAGCACGCTCCGCGCCACGGTATGAACGGGAACTCAACTGCCCAGTACAGAGGCTGCTGCGTGTCGTCTTCCTCTTCCCAGTTGCGATTGATTGCAACGATTTTGTGGGAAGCCCCGTCTATTGTGATTCGGTAGGGAGCGTAATCGTACTTCTCTTCCAGCTCATCGCTGTAGCACATGACTTCGTATTCGTTACGGAGTCCGTCTTCATTGTAAGCATCGACTGGTTCTTTACCTTCGACGGCATCGGTAGCTTCTTGAGGTTTGCTTGCCTCTTCAGTGCCGACCATCTTGGCAACGTCTGGTCCCAGATCGGTGTACATGCCGCTTTTAACGCGCTGCCCAAACTCGAACTCGGTGATGTGATCAACGAAGGTGAGTCGGTCGGCTGTGTAAAAGTTGGATGCTGCGTAAGGGACGTAAACGTCATCGCTCGGCCAATAGGTTGGGACCGGGCGTTTCTTTCTCTGGTCATAGACGATTCGCATGTACTGCGATCCGCCGAGGGGGAGTTGGGTCAGAAGCTGCTCCAGCTCCGTGCGGAACTCAGGCATCTGCACTAAGAATTGCCAGTTCATGTAATTCTTAACGCGGTCGCCTTTCTTGAGCCGATCTCGCTCTGGGTTATCTCCGGGGACGTACGTCTTCACAGGTCCGTTCGGCGGCATCAGCTCCTTAATGGCTCTGGATGCAAAATCGACCGTCGCTTCTGTGAGCATGGGATGCACCGCTTTGGATGCACCTTCGAAGTCTGCGCCACCCGGAGATTCTTTGCCCAGGCCTGTACGCTTGATCGCCTCTTCGTAATCTTTCTCGCGTCGCTCACGTGCTTTCTTGTCACGCTCTAAGTCTTCGAGCAGTCGCGTTGCAATTGTGTTTTTTACTGCATCATCGAAATCGTCTGCGATGTTGTCGAACCATTCCTTATTCGGTTTTTCATCATCGTCATCTCCGCCCATTGAAACGATGGCACCACCATCATCAGTCTCAGTGACGTCACTAGTCGGTGTGGCAAATGTCTCTACTGCACCTTCTTCTACGATTTCTTCTGCCATCAGTTGGTGCTCCGATATTTAGCTGCCATGACGTCACTCATGTGGTGCGTTATGTTTGCAAACGCACAAACAGGACACCCTGCGTTTGAATTGACAACAACTTCAGGTCCAAAGCATTCGAGCGCCCCCATGTTGATGAGGTTGCACGCTTCCCAGCAAGGATCCATCTCGCCAGCGGCGAGTTTCGCAGTCAGTGCTTCTGGAGTTTCTGAGATTTGATCGTCAAGACCGCGCTCCCGTAGCGCAAAAAGAAGTTCCTGCCAGTGACCATCGCACCACTTGATCGCGTGCGTGCCTTCAATAGCTGGATCGAGTGCAGGTTGGGGGATGTCAAGGTTGACGGGCTCAGTCATAAGGATTTTCCTTTTTAGCGAGCCGTCTCTCTGCGATTTCGCGTGCGCGGGCTCTCTCGCGATCTTCGGTGGAGTCTACCACGGTGAATGGTCCGAAGAATTTGTCCATGATAAGACGGAGCCCTTGTGTGGAACTGTCCAGCAAGTCATCGCGTTCTACCGACCCAGGGCCAACATAGGAACAGACCTGAGAGACCAGTGGATCTGCCCAAGTCTTGAAGTTTCCCGGATTTACGTCGGATTCAACTGCCCATACCCTGCCTGCCGCGAACATTGGTGAAACGTAATGAAGTCTAGATAGTTTGTCTTCATTACCCGGATTGTAGCCGTGAGTCAAGATGTTCTCTTCCGCCAACTGCTGTCTGATAGAGATACCGGAGGCTTTCTCTTCGATCAAAATGATGTCGGGCCTGCGTCCTTGGTGACCGGCCCGCTGACTTTTGGGCAGTATTATGGGCTTGATCGCAGGCTCATCTGCGTCACCGTACGTGTACTTCTTCTCTTTCTTGATGCGACGCACGAGGTTCGGGAACCCTAGCCAATCTTCCCAAGCATCGAGCAGCATGACATTCGGAAGAGGTGGTTTACCCTGCCGTGGGATGTCAAACACACCCCAAACGCTAAGCGCTGTAGGGTCGTTTTCCTGACGTCTTTTGTCGTAGTTGCGCTCCGTGAATGCGGGGTCAATGGACATGACGACGTATTTGAACTTTGGCAGTCTGCGATCAGCGGGCCAAGTGCGCCACTGACTACGTTGCACGAACCCTTCCTCCTCCGGATCCAACACCTCACCGTGAATCTCTTGGCGACCGACACGTGTGCCTTCGTACTTCTTGATTGAATCGAAGAAGTAGGCAGTTAGGTTTTCGCTGTTCTCGTAAGTCGCGCCGACGACATCCACAACGCGCTTATCTTTTTGCAATCTGCGCACGAAGGGGGTCGGCTTCGGAGTACCCGTCACGCAGAGGCGTGGAGTGTCACCGAGACGCAAACCGAACAACATGTTGTCCCAAGCTTCCTGTGGGTATTTCCAGGATGCAATCTCATCACACCAGATGGCTGCATGCTGCGGACCACGTAATCGTTCCGGAGTGTCACCGGCAAAGCCACGAATGATCGAACCGTTCTTCAGCGTGAGAGATGGCAGCGCTTGGTTACGATCATGGATAAGCTGCGGAGGAATGACAGAGAGCAGTCCAGTCGGTCCCTCGAAACAAGTGTACCGAACGTCATCGTGCGTAGGAGAGACTACTGCATAGAAGCTCGGGAGCATCCACGCCTGCTCGCCGATCCAGTTTGCTCCTGTAAGAGTTTTGCCAAAGCCACGACCTGATCTGATCAGCCAGATGAACTTCTCCATCGAGAGGAACTCTTCCGGAGGTAGTTGCTTTGCTCGTGCCATTCGCTGCCAGCAGATACGCCAGCGCAAGAAGTGGAGGTCCTCCTCAGAGAACGACTGCAAGACTTCAACAGTGCCCTCCGGGAGTTGCTCTTTTATCTCGTCATCGAGATCATCGAAGTCGAAGTCATACTCGAATTGGGCAGGCTGGTGGACGAGCCCAAAGTTGAGCGAGATGAGAGCCAATGCGGTAACTTCCTATACGGTTGACCAAGTTATTCCGCGCCAGCTTAGCTGAAAAAGAAGGGGCTCGTCTAGGAGCCCCTCTCTGCAAGTACCTTATCGTAGTACCGTTTCTTCGTCTTGAGCTTCTTCAATGCGTTGGTCGCCCGCTTCAGTTTTGCTTCCCAGCGCTTGATGTTCGCGTCCACTCGCGCAGCTCGTATTGCGACTTTGTCTTCCTTCTTCTTGGGCTCCACGTAGGGTTCGTCGCGCAGGAACCGGCGGCAGATGAGGGCCGCACCGTCTCGCTCGAACCTCAGCTGCTGGTCGGAGTGAGCGTCACCCGTCAGTCTGCGTTCAAGCCAATGGCTCATGTCGTGGTTGATGTCATGCCACCCCTGATCCGGGTTGACAGTGAACGTTCCGTATTGCGCCCAGGTGCGTCGGTTCCCTGTTCCGATGTGGAATCGGTACGGGAACTTCTTCTTAAACACCTCTCGGTAGCGCGCCCGGATGTAGTTCATCGCAAGGTTAGGGTGCACGTTACGTCTTTGTGCAACGGTAGACTGCTCGTTCCAGATCTTCTCAACGACTCGGTTGTAATCTTCTGGTGTCGGCACTTTCTTGATGTACATCTTCGTTCCTTCTCTTTACACAGGAACGTTAGTATAGCACATCTAGATATTTTTTGCAGGACGCAGTTTTCCCTTCGCGTGTCGTTTTTCGACTCCGTTAGGTTTTAGCGGCTTTGATTCGAGAGTTTTCTTTTCAGTCCATCGATACTTTTTCGCTAGCGGATATTGCCTCAGCTCATCGGAAGAGGGCACATCCACCCCTTCTCCGAGGAGGAGGTCTTACTGCAGCACAAAAACGGGCGGCTTGGGATTGGCTAGCGTTACAGTAAAAGGGACGACGTTGCTAGGACCGCTCTCCCGACCTCCTGTATCAACGGTCGTTGCGTGACAGCTGTGACTGCCAAGAGCGAAAGAACCTGCGGGCGCTTCCCACCTTTCGTCTGCACCGGGTTGATTGGTCTGTTCCCAGATCGCAGTAGCACCACCGTCGCAATAAATTTTGTAGCTTGCGATCTCGTTGTCAGGTAACGGAGTGGAATCTTCACGCTCTGTCGGAGGGGTCCAGGTGAACGTCTTCTGCACCGTGCCTTGTGCGAACACAAGCGACGAGAGAAGCAGTAATGCGACGACGCGGATCAACATGACTCTGCCTTACTCTCGCGAATCTTACCGCTGCCCATGTGCTGCATCGGAGGATCAACAAGCGTTCCGGTTTCGCAGTACGTCATCTCACCACTCTCCCGGTTTTTGTAAATCTCTACATCGACCTTCGGTTCGGCAAGAAGTGGTCCGAGAGCAAGCGCGACAAACAAGCCTGCAATAAATGCGATTAACAGTTTAAATCCAGGTCTCATGGCTCTCTCCAGTCGTTAGCATCGAAGTGATCGAACTCGATGCCTATCGTTATCATCATCAAAACAATGCAAGTCCACACACCCGTCTCAGGCAGAACGAATGCCCAGATAATTATTAGCTCAAAGGCCCAGCGAAGAAGATGTCCGACTTGCCGATGCATTATGGATCGTTCGTGCAGGTCATTGAGGCAGTATCGTTCACGGTGTTTCCAGGAACTGCGATCTCCCGAATATCCAACTGCACAATAAAGCCGCCCGCAGAAGGTGCGGGAGTATTGTTATCGTCCCGGTACCCTAAGTTCTGAGTGACTGCCTGCCATACGCCGAACCCAGCAAAGCCTATGAATTGCGGATTGATGACACTACCGATATTCAACGCAGTGATCATTGCCTCGAATTGAGCAGCAGAGGCTCCACCATCGTCAATCCATTCGGTGCCGAAGTTAACGTCTTGCCAGAACGGGGTAAGGGTGGGCTCAGCTGAGAACTGGTAAACACCTCCCGGCGTAATCCTGAATCCGCACTCTGACGTATTTACGCCAAAGGATTGACTGTTCTGGAATATCGTTGACAGCGCGAGGTTGCCCGGAGGAGGAACAACTACACTTGTTGCAACGTACTGGTGATTCGATAACTGCACTTGGACAATCGTGAACGCGTCACCGAACTGATTGTCAGTTGCTGGGTTAACGCCAATGATGCGACAGTCTCCCGGAGAAACCGCACCTAACGTGTGGTCAAGCGCAACGCCTGACAACCCCGTTATGTTGCTACCAACCAGAGCTGTGAAATCAAACTCCAACCCAACAGACGAAAGAGGCACCGGCTCATTCGATTGGATCTCGTAAACGATGAGAGGATCTTCGGTGTAGTAAGCAACGATGTTTGCTCCTACGGTACCGGGTACCCAGTGATTAGCTACACGACGCCGACCATCGATCCCTGTCCACTCAACTCCCATGAATGCTCCGACAACAGGGTTCCCAGGTCCGACTACGCTCAGTGCGCCTGTAACCGCATCGATTGCGACCGGAGAGAACTGATAAATGTCAGATAAGTAGCCGGAGACGATTGTCGCTTCGAGCTGCCGAAGTTTACCTGTCGGATGAAACGCAGGTCTTAGGCCAAACGGAGACGCGACGTTACTCATATATTTTCCTTAGCTAATTTATTGGATTCATAACGGATGCTTGAATTGCAGCGGTTGCTTCGAAACGTCCGTCAGCTCCGGTGTCAGCATTCTTCGCTGCACGAACTGAGTGAGTTCCTGATGTAGCACCCATTCGTATGCAGCCTGTTATTGTGACGTACGTTCCGTTCGGTGACGCTGTTCCGTCTGTCGGGATGGTCACGATATTTGTGATGACTTCGCCCACTGCGGAGTCCAAAGCAAACTCACCGTTACCACCCCCTCCTGCGTAGTGGAGAATTCCTTTGAAGACTGCGTTGGTATCAATGACCATTTCAATACGCATATCGTCTGCTGCGGGAGACGTTACCTCAAAGGCAGCGCTGATCATGTAGTCTTGGTTGATGTCGGGCGAGAAGACCAAACACTCAACAAAAGCGGTGCCTGTAATCAGGATTGCGGCTGAGTTCATGTCACTCAAGTTCAACGCTGCGATCTCAAAATCGTTACCGTTGTCGTTGGTGAACATGAGGCTATTAGAGAACGGATCAGTCCGGACCCAAAGTTGCCCTTGGGTTGAAACGTCAGCATCGGCTGACGCTTGCTCGCGCATGAACAACACACCCATGTCGTCGAGATTGAAACCGTCGCCATCGAGGTCAGCAGTTAATGGATTGGCAACTCCACTAGCAGATAGATCAACTGTAACTCCGTTGATGCGAGCGAAGTAGCCCGCAGTTGTAGTCCAGACGTCTCCATTGTTTGGAGATGACGGCACTGCACCGTGGGGGATGTTGATACTCGCACCGGAACCTGGATTGCTGTTGCCGCCAATCGTGAGCGACGGCTGGAAGTAAGATTGCACGTTGACGTCAAGGCCAACAAAGTTTTGTATCTGCAACGAGGCGTCAGGTGGATTAAATCCGGAACCAGTGAACTGCACCAGCGATGCGGTCTGACTAATACGGAAATTCTCCGTGTTGCCTGCGCTGTACATCAAGAGGTCGGTAGAGTTACGCAATCTCAAATTAAGTGATGAGTCATCGACAGTCAGTGAGCCACCACCGTTGATCGTGACGTCTGACGTGCAAGTCTGGGCTCCCCCGGTCTTGACGAGATAGTGCGCGCTGTAATCACCAACTTCTGCGACGATTGCACCCGTGCGTGTAAAGACAGAAGCAACAGCACCTCCAGCAGTCAAATCAAAGTTAACGCCAGCTTCAGTCTGGTAGTTGAGACTGTCATCAGCACTGTTGACCCAAAGCTGTCCGTAGGTAGCTAGGTCGGCAGCAGCTGCAGCTTTCTCCCCGATCCTAAATGTAGCGGCAGCTAGGATGAGAACATTGGCACTCAAATCGAACCTGAGAAGGTCGGTGTTGGCCGACGCGATCCTCGCGCCAAAGTGCATCTCACCCGCGACTCGACGGTATCCCTGGAAAAAGCCGTTGTTAGCATCAGTGCCGTACACGAAATCCATGACGGTGTCGGCAGCGCCAAGCGGTCGCATGATCTGTGGACTAGTCGTGCTGTACCCAGATGTCGTGCCAAGCTGCAACCGACCACCTAGAGGTGGCGACGCAGCGTTAATAGAGATTAGCGATCCGGAACCCACCCAAGTCCGAGTCCCAGGATCCCAGAAAGCGATCTCGTCGTTGTTGCCGCCCAGAGCTACACCCGGCTCGACCCAACCACTTGTGAAGAACTCGAACTCGATCTCGGTGCCGTTTGCACCAATCGTCGCGTCACCGTTACCCCGAATGTAATCAACGTTAAATTGATACCAGCCCGCATTGTCGGTGATAGCCGTAACGGCATAAACGCGGTACTGCGTGTTGTCTGCAGTGTTGCGCATGACTATGTGGCAACCAACCGGCATCGTACTAAGGATATTTTGGATGTCGAGAGAATCAACATCGGTATCGCTGAAGTAGATAGCTGTGACGCTGACCGGGTTGCCGGTATTCAGGCGGAAACTGTTAGCACCTGGGTCACCACCGACTGTCCCTGTGAATTCGTATGTAATGCTGCCAGCTGCGCCACCACCACCCGCACCCGCTGGCACAGAATAATTGCCTGACTCATCGAGATAATTTGTAGCAGGACCCACAGCATTCAACGTGACTCCATCGACACTCACGCCGGTAATAGCTGCGTCAAGATTGACGACGGGATCTGTACCGGTACCCGTTAGGTTGATGTTGATGCCACCCGTAACGGATGCGACTCCACCACCCAGATCGGCTGTTGTTAAAACCCTCTCAAACCCAGCGCCCGTTAACAGGTTGTTGACTTCAATTCCACCGGCTGCAGGAGCAACTGTTCGTGCTACCTGCGCGGCGACTTCAGAAAGGATGACTGAATTGGGACCGGCTGGGGTGAGAGAGAGAACTGATGTTGCTAAATACGTGTTTGGTGCAGGGTCGATGTAAATGACATCACCGAGGGCACCCATGGGCAGATTGCCTCCACCGGGAGGGGCTTCTACGAGTGTGGCTTCTAGGTAACCCGAAGCAGCGCCTGCATTACGACCCTGTACTGTTTGAAGTTGTTCTTGGACAAGTTTGAGATCGGCGACAGCAGCTTCGAAAGTTGGGAGCCCACCTGGGCCGAGAGGGCCGATGTCCGCGAGCTGGAACCGCATCGCGGTGTTCCAAATGTCATCTACATTACTGGGGAATTCCTCAGCCAAGACAATGGAAATGTCTTGCAGCTCTTGGAGCTGAAGGGGGGTAAGCGCCATTTGCGTAGTCTCCTGATCAGGTCACCCTACTCGCCGGAGCTTACCCCAAGCTGTTTTAACAGTCGAACTACATCGGTTGTGGTGGCTGGTTCCTCTTCTCGATCAGGACGATCTGACTGGGAGGAATCCAGTACGAACCTTGTGCTGCGCGACACAGCGCATGCGATCCAGTAATCCAGAAGCCATCTTTGAGGTCTTCCAAAGACCATGGTTCGTGATCAGGAGTTGCCGTTCTGCGCGGTTGACCGGCAAGCACATACGTTACGAAAAACGGTCCCTCAGTCATGATAGAACTCCTCTCGTGAGATTCCTTCGACGTGGAGGAACTCAGTTTGGTGATCCCAAAAGACTCGCGCCGCTACATTTTCTTTCGTCTGCATCATGGTCCTTGCTAGAGCGTCAGCCAGCATCTGGCCCTGCTCTTCAAGCTCCATACGCGAGATCTTGAACTTGGGAAATTCAGGCGCGACTTTCGCTGCAATCGCAACGGAAGCTACCGCACCCAAAAAGCTGTTAATAAAATCACGTCTATTCATCGAAATTATCCTTCACGAGCCTGACTATGTCGCGAATTGGTTTCAAAACCCACTTCATGTGATCTTCACAGACGAAACGTTTGTTGACGCCAACAATCGGCGTTTTTTCGCACTCAGGATGCGCACACACGTCGGGAAACGGTTTTTCAGCCCCGATCATTCGATGTACTCCCCGCAATGCGGACAATCACGTCCGGGAGAGTTCTGCTCGGCAAAATCGAGAATGCCACACCGGCAAGTTGGGCAAAATGCGACCGGGAGGATCCCGATGTCTCCCTCAACGCCCCCTTCGGCGTCGATGTCAAATTCGCAACTGCAGATCGAGCACCAGCGTTTATATTGTCGAGCGGGATCGTTGACGGGTGGCAATTTCTGGCTCCTTCGCGTTTTTTTCCTGAGGAACTAGCACTCTCGCTTCATTAAAAATGAAACCGCGCCATTCGTGACTTTGCCCAGGAATTTGAGGTCGATGCAATTCCGGCGAGTGTCCGAATCGGGAGGCTACTGCACGCAGCTCTTCTCGCATGAACTTTGCGATCATCTGTCGATTGACAGCTTCCGCATTAGCCCACTGGACAGTGTCGTCCGGAATTTCAACTATGAAGCGCATCCGTGCAGTCTAACAGACGCAGTGATCGGTGAGTTCCTTGAAGTACGCCACGGGGTGATCTTGGCCTGACTGGGTTACGACCGTCCAGCCCTCCCACTCGCCCTTGCCGGGTTTAACGTACGTTCGAGAGCCGCCTTTCTGGTTCTTGCGGAGAGATCTTAGCGTGCAAAAATTGCACATCGTGAGTTCACTCATTGTCGGTAAAGTACTCTTCGTGGAGGTTATCGAATCCTTCGATCACGCGTCGAATTGTGCCTTGCGGGACCTTCGTGTAGTGCGACAGTAGCACGACCAAAGTCTTCTCGGGGATGCCAGCCTTTCGCCAGCTCGCAAGCGTGTCATGCAAAACCTGGATCTGTTTCTCCAGCTTTTTGATGCGCTTTTCGGTAAGGGTTTCAGTCGCCATGTTTGTCTACCCAGTGTTGAGCTGCAGCCTGACGCGATACGAATTTACGTTCGCAAAAAGGATCCGGACACGCAACATTTTTCGGAGGTTTGCCATCCAGCTCGACGTGCACAACCATATCGGCATCCGGGAATCCACCGCAGCCACCACAAGTTACCGGGTAACCGGGAGGCTCTTCGTTGATGAATTCGCCACAGACCTGACACATCGTGCCATCGATCATCATGTCGGCAATTTCACCCACCGTCGAACTCCTTTGCCGCCAGTATCATGAAGTCGTTCAAGCGACCGTAATCTTGCAACGCACACTGACCGACGTTAGGCAAGAAATCTTGCACGACCTCGTAGCCCATCTTGCCCATGGCTCGGATGTCATCGACGTGCTGGTTGTTGAGCTTGACGACTGCAGTGAAGAAAATTTTGGCAGCTTCATCAGCGTTGCCAGAAAAGTGCAGGTCACCTTCTTTGTCAAACTCCAACTTGCCGACATCTTTTCCGGCGTCATTGGTGAAATTAATCGCCCAATCCGGGGGGTCAAAAAATGCTAACCGATCTTCGTCCTTGCCATCTGCCATGTCTTGATATCCTCTGCGTAAAATTCTTTCAATTCGTCGAGTCGGTAGTCGATCACCGGCTTCTCTTCTTCCGTAATGTTCGCATGCGGAAGCAACAGTCCAAAAACACCCTCATTGCCCTCCAAACGCAGCCACACGGGATTTTCGCACTCTGAATAAAGTTCGACCTGCGGTTGCCATGCAAATGCGTGCGCGGAGTCGCCAATTTTGGCGTTAAACCACTCTGCACCGTCATCATTCAAAACTGCGTCGATAGTTTCTTCGATTGCAGGCCGACCGACTGTTTTGAAATTGGTTATTGGGTCACGAGACGTGATGCCATCGGGCAAAAGCATGTATGCCGAGGCCAGACGCTTGATCGGATCGCGAATTAGGCAAATTGCGTCATCTGGTGTCTCGGTAAGAAAAATTGCCTCCTCAGTTTTCTCTAGTTCTTTCGCAAAGTAGTAAAGAGACGTCGAACCAGTCCTGGGAGCTGCGCAAATGTTGAAATCGGCAGTGCGCGTGCGAACTGCGTAATATTGTGGAACGTAAAAACCGTTAAAGGTGGGCGGACCCTTCTTTCGTGTCACTCGTATTCTCCTTGATGAATTTTTGAAGTTTGGATCCGGCGCGTTCGATCTGTTTGAGGTAAGTCTTCGCCTCGTTCGACTTCATCAGCTCTCTGACTTCGTCGGTCATCACGATACGCACCGGGTAGTACGTTTCCAAATCCCCGTAGCAGATCATATGTTTTGAATCTCTCGAATGTGCTCGTCTAACCGCTCCAAACCGGCTTCGAGCTGGTGCAGTTGACACTGCAACTCATCGAGATCCGTGCGGCACTCTTGCGAAACCTCTTCATTCGTCTTAATCGGTGCCTCTTCGTAAAAACCGGAGACACGCGCACGAAAAGTTTCCAGCTCGTGACAAGCCGTGCGTACACGACCGTTGAGTTGTTCGAGATGATTCGCTTTTTGGCGAATTTGACCGGCATCTCGGGTCGCGGCTGCTGAGCCCAGTCCTACTTGCGGTCCACTCATGTCTCTTCCTCTTCAGTTGTGTCTTTCGACGGGTAACCTTCCTGACGCGTGCCGTACTGGTCAGGCGCAGACGGATGCGTCGGCGTCATTACTTCTTTTCGGAGCACAGAATTGCGGAAAACGGTCGTGAACATTTCCTTGTGATCTTTCACGCGCAGCTCAGCGCACTCAAGTTTCACTTTTCGGTCGCGATGCTCCAATTCTTCCTCTTCCACGGAAGCTTCACGCGTAACGAGAGACTGTTCCATCTCGATGTGCGTGTTGAGCTTGGCAGTCAGCTCCTGATTTGCCGCTTTTTCTTTGTCCAGTGCGAGCTTCTGCTCATCGACAGTTTTTGCCAGTGCGTCGCGCTCGTGAATCAGCTCGTTGAACTGCGTTACTGCGCCTTTTGTAAGCACACCATCCAGTGCAGCCTTCTGAATGATTTTGTCGATTTCGTTAATGTGGTCGGTCACGTTAATTCCTCGTTTGCGTCGAGGAAGGATTCCTCGTCTTCGAATATTGTTTCGATGGAGGCGGGATCTGCACGACTCCACCAACGAGCTTCAAGTTCAGGATCCTCTTCAATCGCTCGTTCCCACGGGATATTAGCTCCTCCGGGGATGATGTACATTCCGAGAGCGCCGAAGCAGTGTTGCGAAGAGCCATCTTGACGGAAGTGGTATCCATCGCTCTCGCCTTCGGAGTCTTCGATGTGTTCGGCGTGCTGGTGACAGACGAATCCTTCGCGGTAAGCGATTTCCTCAATCTCTTCCGCACGTTCGCGACACGCAAAGCGAATCCGCGTTTCGGTGTTGGCGAACGGACAGTGTGTACAAGCTCTTTTGAGATCGAATCGCACATAGGTGCCTTTGTTGTTAGAATCCTATTGGACCCCGGCCCGATGGCATGGTGCAGCGAGGTTTAAACTTTGCGGGCCTCGCGCCAAAACACCTAAACCAGAAGGTCGGGGTCCTCAAGCTCGCCGATACGGTAAGCTCAATTCAATCTACCACAGCTCCGCAGCCGTGTATAGCCCTCTACTCTACTACTGTCCAGTCAGTCGCAAGCAAATCAGTTTGTGACGCGAGCCACGGAACCAATTCACCGTCAACCGGCGAGATGTAGATGTAAGGTTTGCGCATTTTGGAATTTTCGTCGGGCGTTTGCAGTTGCAAGAACTGTCCCGGCCCATTCCAACCGATGCGAGTAACTTTTGCACCGTCACGCATCATGTGAATCGCTTCACCAATGTCCATCATTACCCTCCCGTCACCCAGTGACATGTTTGACAGCCCACATGACTGCCTCTTCGATGTGCGTTTGTGCGATTGCAAGCTCGCGACTTCCCTGACCTCCAGGTTTGTCGTTAAGCGTTTGCGGTGTGCCGCCGATTTCGTGCAGCAGCGCGACAAAATCCAGCCCAGCATCTTTGGCCTTGATCATTTGTGCTTTTTCTTCGTCGGTCAGTGGCCGGTACTGGTGACGCATTAAATTATTCGACGTGCGCTCGTCGCTTTGACTGGGAAAATCTTCGGGCGTTTGGTCATCACTCATCTCGTATCTCCGTTTGAACTCAGGTAACTCCATGACGATCCGGAATAGATCGTCTTCAGGAACATTGATCACGCATTGCCGTTCAGCACCAACTCGACCTTGCGGACATCGATCTGCAGCATCGCAGCCGCAGAGAATTTGGACGGTATCTTCTTTCATCAGTCCATGAACTGAATGCGCCACTTGCCATCACGCAAGACGTGGCTGCGATATTGCCCGTTGACTTTGAGCATTGCGAGATCACCTTCCTTGGTGCCATCACCGTGCGTCAGAAAATGCTCGTGCGTGACGAACTTGTGCTCGGTATGCTCTTTGACGTTGACAACCGCTTTCCCAGGTTCGGGAATGACCAACGTTGCGGCACCGGCAGCTCCTGCTCCAATACTTTTCAGAAAATTACGCCGACTCGTCACGAAGATCGCTCCCTGTCAGAAATTCATGTTCGTAGCGAAATTTTTCCAGAGCGTCGTCGATCTTTTTGCTCATCGCTTCGAGTCTACTTTTTAGTGATGTATCCGACTGGCTCATCTTCGTCGTCTCCAATCCACTTCAGCAAAGCGATCAGCGCTTCGTCTTCGTTGTGGTAGCAGTAGCGGCACAGGTACCCGTGGTCGTCGAGGCCAACCATGATGCCGCAGGTGTAAAGGAATTTTCCCAGCGCGACGATTTGTCCATCCAGACGGATCGGCATGCCGTAGCCCATGTCGGTGTAGAACTTGACATGCGCGTCGCCGAGTTTCTCCAGCGTTTTTGAGATCTGGGGTTTTTCAGAAAGGATTTCGGAGATTGAAGTCGTCATCGGAATCTCGCGGCGGGAGTTTACCGGCCTTCACCATTGCATTGTCGAAGTCCATGATGCCGCGATGGCGACCGACCAGGAAGCAGACCAGCCCAAAGGCGGCAATCCCGACCATCATCCACGGGCTCACTGACCTGCCGGGATCTGTTGGATGGATTCAACGGTAGCTTCTTTGCCGCATTGTGGGCAGTAGAGCACTTCCTTGGCGCGTTCGTGCCGCACAGAGCAAGGAGTTTTGCACCGGTCGCACCAAATCGCAGTCTTTTTATGTGTCGCTGCTTTATTCGTCATTGTCGCCGCGCCCCCAGAAGTCGCGAAAAATTTTTACACGTGAGCCTAATCGAATACCGGGGTCACCCAATGCGTCATGTGGAGCACGAAACATAAGCGGGTGACCCCTCGCTTCCGTCCTGACTTTGTAGGTCGCTGGGTCACTACTGCAACCCCTCCTCTGGCCGAAGCCTCGTTGGGGAGCAAGAGGATCCCCTCAGGAATCAACTCGTCGGCGAGTGTGTCACGTTCCACGTGGAACTGCAAGCATGCACATCAACGCTGCTGTGTGATGATGCAACTAATATGAGATTTGGCACAAATATTTAATGGGGAGGCGCATTATGTAAAATTGACATAACGTGGAGGTGAGGGGTGCCACCCTGCGATGCATTATGTAAAGCCAGGGATTATGTAACATGGCACGGTCTGTGCCCGCTGAGCCCCTGACAGATTATGTCAAGTTGGTCAATATAGTGCGTTATGTTAAGTAGCGCTTGACATGCGCTCGCGTGTATGCTTGCGGTGATTATGTCACATTGTAACCCGGACGCGTGCGCGCCACGGGATACCATGCTCGGAAGTGTGATGCGTCACCGGATCGGTGAAGCCATCACCGTACCACGTTACACGCTAGCGGTCAAGCGTACTGGCTGCAGGCCAGACGCCACGTGACCGCATGCACGTTATGTCAAATGCTGGTGCGCTGGGTACTGACCATGCGTCGCTAACATTATGTCAACATCGGTTTGACTCGCGCTCCCGTGTATGCTAGGCAGCTGCCCCGCTCCCGTGTAATTATGCAACTGAACTGGTTTGGATTATGTTGAGTCTGGCTACGTCGGCGC